AATGAACAGCAAGATGAGCAATCTTCGCAAGAAAACAGCTCAGAAGTACAGCAAGAAGAAAGCTGATGGTCAAAAAGGCGTTTCAAAGTAGCGAGGGTGGCCTAAACGAAAAAGGCCGCAAAGCTATGGGGATGGGCCGGAAGTTAAAGACCGGCACCAATCCGCGAAGAATTTCTTTTGCTGCCAGGTTTGGTGGCATGGACAAGCCAATGAAAGACGATAACGGCCAGCCTACCAGGTATGCTTTAGCCTTAAAAGCGTGGGGGTTCGGCTCTGCGCAAGCTGCGCGAAATTTTGCAGAGAGGCATAAGAAGACATAATGGCTGAAGTACCTGTCGAAGAGATTAAAAAACGCTACAAGATAGCGAACACCCACAAGGAACAGTGGCGCAGCATTTACGAGGAAGCGTATGAGTATGCGCTGCCCATGCGAAACCTCTACGACGGTTATTACGAGGGCGATGTCCCTGGTCAAAACAAAATGAAGCGCGTGTTCGATAGCACCGCTATTCACTCGACTGCCAGGTTTGCGAACCGTATCCAATCCTCCCTGTTTCCTCCCCAAAGACCTTGGTGCCGTTTGCAGCCTGGCAATGAGATACCGGAACAGCGCAAGATTGAGGTGCAACAAGTCTTAGACCTCTACACTGAAAAGATGTTTGGGGTGATGAGCCAATCCGGTTTTGACCTGGCTATGGGTGAGTTCTTGCTCGACCTGGCTGTTGGTACAGCGGTTATGCTGATCCAGCCTGGTGATGAGGTCACGCCCATACGGTATACGGCTGTCCCTGCTTATCATATCACCTTCGAGGAAGGGCCAAACGGGTCTGTGGATGCGGTATATCGCAAGTTCAAAAGACCGTTTGCTGTTATTGAGCGCGAGTGGCCTGATGCCGACATCCCTGATGAACTGCGCAAAGAGTATGAGGATGACCCGACGCAGAAGGTAGAGTTGCTAGAAGCGACCTACACGCATGATGGGCAAATCCATTACTGCCTCATGCCGTTTGAAAAAGAATACAAGATTGTCCACCGGAACCTCAAAAGCTTCCCTTGGGTCATATCTCGTTACATGAAAGCGTCCAACGAGCGTTATGGTCGTGGTCCGGTGTTATACGCCCTGCCCGACATCAAGACGCTGAACAAAGTCGTCGAGCTGACATTGAAGAACGCCAGCATCAGCATTGGCGGCGTGTTCACGGCTGTCGATGACGGGGTGCTAAACCCACAAGCAATCAGCATTGTTCCTGGCGCTGTCATTGGCGTCAGTTCAAATGGCGGTCCCCGTGGCCCATCCTTACAACCACTTCCCAGAAGCGGGGACGCCAACCTATCACAGATCGTTGCCAACGACTTACGCTTGAACATCAAGAAGACGTTGTTGGACGAAAGCTTGCCGCCCGACAATATGTCGGCTCGGAGTGCGACGGAAATCGTGGAACGGATGAAGGAGCTGTCCCAAAATTTGGGTGCTGCGTTTGGGCGTCTCATAACTGAAACCATGTTCCCGATTGTACGCCGCTCCATGGAGCTAATGGATGAGATGGGCATGATTGAGTTGCCTCTCAAAGTTAACGGTTTGCAGGTTACCGTTACGCCTGTTTCTCCATTAGCCATGGCAAGCAACATGGATAAGCTCAATGAGGTTGTGCAGTTTATGCAAATTTCGCAAGCGCTGGGACCACAAGGTCAGACATTGCTGAAGATGGATATGGTTGGCGATTATATAGCGGACCAGCTCGGCATACCGGCGAAGCTGCGCACGTCTCAACAAGAGCGTCAGCAAATGGCACAGATGCAAATGCAGATGGCCCAGCAAGCTATGGAGGCGCAGGGCATGACCCCGCCTGATGGAATGGAAGTACCACAAGAATGAACCAAGCAGAAAAAATTCGCTCGATTAACTCACCTGGATGGGACGGTGTAGATGCTACAGTTACGCCTATGCGGCTGCGCGATACCGACCTTCAGAGGGCTTTAGATATTTCGTTCAAGCGTTGTTTCGGGTCCGAGGACGGGCAAAAGGTTTTGGCCCATTTGCGCCAGGTTACTATTGAACAACCGGCGTGGGTGCCAGGAGCTGAACCCTCTTATGGTTACGCACGGGAGGGTCAGAACAGTTTAGTGCGTGAAATTGAACAACGTATTAGGAGAGCAAATGAGCCAGAGTGACAACCAGCAAGACGCTGGGACAACCGAGCAATCGGCCCCAGATGGATTGATGGCCGCAACAGCTCTTGCAGAGGAGCAAGAAACTGAAGAAGGTCAAACCATTGAACACCGCGCCGAGCCGGAACCCAGCGAGGAAGAGAGCGAGGACACGGTTTTCGACAGGCCGGATTGGTTCCCAGAAAAGTTCTGGGACGAAAAGGAAGGTCCAGACCTAGAAAATATTGTTAAGTCATACGAGGAATTGCAGAAGCAGTTTAGCCAGGGCAAACACAAAGCCCCTGATGAATACGACACTAGCGTTTTAGATGAAGCTGGGTACGAGAAAGACGACCCGATCATTGGAGCGTATACAGAGTGGGCTAAACAGTATGGCATTAACCAACAAGCGTTTGACGACTTGGCCGGCAAAATTACGTCGCTGGCTGGGGAAGACATGGCGCAAGCACAGATAAACTACGATGCAGAGCGCAAAGCTCTGGGCAACAATGCAGATGAAATCATCAAATCAAATGTAAACTGGGCTGATGGCTTAGTGCGCAAAGGCGTGATTTCAGAAGCAGAACGGGAAGAACTGAACATCTGGGGAGGCACTGCCGTAGGTCAGCGTCTTATGCAGAAGGTTCGCCAGCTCACCGGCGACATGTCTCAGATACCGCTTGCACCGGTAGCTGACGCGGGTCAGAGCGAAGACGATTTCAGAGCGGATATTCAGAGTAAAATGCAAGACCCCCGTTACGGCACGGACAGTAAATTCACGCGAGACGTGGAGAGAATGTTCGAGCAGCGTTACGGGTAAGTTACCCCTCCCTGTAACTTGGGGCTGCTTCGGTGGCCCCATATTTTTGTACAAATACCACATGTAGCATCTAAAACATTTACAAGCCCCAGCTTGTAGTATATGGTCGTAATTGACTGATAACCCGTAGTGGGCCGGTCTGGCGTGTAGAAATACACCGTGCGCGGACGCTCCGCGAAGCCAGAGGCCGGAGTTACTCTCCGACAACCTAACGAGGCGCTTCAACTTTGGTTCAAGCTGGAGGCTCATTATGTCAACGAACCTATCCCCAGCGTTCGTACAGTTATTTGAAGCAGAGGTGCATCAGGCTTATCAAGCCAGCGCCGTGCTTCGAGGTGCTGCGCGTATGCGTACTGGTGTCGTGGGAGACACCGTTAAGTTCCCTAAAGTAGGGAAAGGCCAGGCGTCAATTCGCGTTCCGCAAACTGACGTAACACCAATCAACGCTGCATTTTCGCAAGTGTCTGTATCTCTAAGCGACTACGTCGCAGCCGAGTACTCAGACATCTTCAACCAACAAAAAGTTAACTTTGACGAGCGTCAAGAGTTGGCTCAAGTGGTTGGGAATGCAATCGGTCGTCGTGAGGACCAAATCCTTATCGATGCACTGGATGCTGCGTCTGCCGGCACTACTGTCGCAAAAACTGTCGTTACATCTGGTTCGGCCACTGCGTCAAACCTTAACGTCGGTAAAATCATTGCTGCTAAAAAAGCGCTTGATGCTGCCAACGTACCAGCGACAGACCGTCACTTTGTAATTCACGCAAACAACCTTGCTGGGTTGCTTGGAGATGAGCGTGCAATCAGCTCTGATTTCCAAACACTTCAAGCTCTTGTGCAAGGTCAAATCAACACAATGATGGGCTTTCAGTTCCATATTGTGGGTGACCGTGATGAAGGTGGCCTTCCATTGTCAACTAATGACCGCACTTGCTTCGCGTTCCACCGCTCTGCGTTGGGCTGCGCGGTGGGTATCGCTCCAAAGACAGAAATCAACTACATCCCTGAGAAGACTTCCTTCTTGGTGACTGCGATGCTGTCAATGGGTGCTGCGGCTATCGACGCAGAAGGCATCGTCGATGTCATCTGCGATGAAAGCTAAGGAGGTTAAATCATGGCTTTTGCATTAACCGGTCTTAACCCAATCGGCGGTCAATCGAAAAAAGGTAGCCAGGCGGCTATGTGGACTTACTCTTCAGCGGACGCAATCGCGACCGTAAACACTGAAGGTTATTTCAACAGCGCTTCTCAGCTCCTTGCAGTAGGTGACGTGATTTTTGTCTATGACAGCAACACGCCAACTCTGTCGATTTGTATGGTTGCTAGCAACGCAGCCGGTGTGGTCGATGTTACCGACGGCACCACAGTCGCGATGACCGACAGTGACTAAACCAACAGTGAGGGGCGGCAACGCCCCTCGCTTCTACAAGGGAGACTGTCATGGCGGCGGGTGATACTGAAGTTTCAATCTGTAACAAGGCTCTGATGTTTTTAGGGGCTGAGACGATTACGAGCTTTACGGATGGCTCGATTGCTTCTGACGCTTGCTCTTCCATGTACACTGAAATTAAACGCACGACCTTGGGTATGTATCCTTGGTCGTTTACTATTGCAAAGGTTCAGCTTGCCCGTGATACGGCAACCCCTCAGAACGAGTGGACCTACCAATACATTCTTCCCAGCGACATGCTTCTAGGCGTTCCCCGTGCGGTACGGGTATCGAGCGCGTCGGGTGTTGCCCCGTACAAGCAGTGGGAAATAAACCAGGGCGCAGCCGGTCTACCTGTCTTGATGACCAACGCCACAGAAATCCACATCGATTATCAGAAGTCTGTCAATGAAGCTGAGATGCCGAGTTATTTCGTGCAGCTCCTAGCCTACCAGCTTGCCTGGCATTTGGCCGAGGTAATTACTGACCAGACGACTAAAAGCGAATACTGGCGCGTGGTTGCGCTTGGAAACCCTGGAGAGGGTCAAAGAGGTGGTTTCTTCCGTCAGGCTGTCAACATTGACGGCGGCGGTCAGACGCCATCTGTCATTGCTGATTACATACTGACGGATGTTCGTGGATGAGCCGTGTACAACAATATCAGGCAAATTTCACTGTAGGTGAGCTGGATCCGCTTCTGCGCGGTCGGATTGATTTGCAGCAATATTTCTCGTCTGTCGCATTGGCCGACAATGTGTTGTTCGAACCTCAAGGTGGGTTCAGCCGGCGACCAGGGACACGCTTTGTCACTGACCTAACAGCGGACAACCCTGGCAACGGCGTCTTGCTCATCCCGTTTGAATTTTCAACGACACAAAATTTTATGATTGTTGCGTCCGTTTACAACACGGCATCGACCATTCGGTTCCGGTTCTATGCGGACCAAAGTCTCATCACAAACATCAATGGGTCTGGCAATGATTATCTCGATTACAGTGTTGGTACGCTCTATGTGGCTTCGGCTATCGACATGGACAAAACATATTATACGCAAAGTGCGGACACGCTGGTTTGCGTCAATGAAAACTTCGCTCCGTTCTCTGTGGTGCGGGGTGCGAACAACTCGACTTGGACGATTTCTGCGCTGTCTCTCACTTTGCCCAAGACGCTGTTTACGGTATCTGAAAGCAATCCGGCGGCGACGTTAACACCAAGCGCTGTCAGCGGCACAGTAACCCTTACAGCCGGTGCATCAGTCTTCACCTCTTCACATGTAGACCAGTATGTTTACGACAACACAGACTTCGGTCGGGCGCGTATTACTAAATTCAACAGCGCCACCGAGGTGCTAGCGGTGACAGAGGTTCCGTTCTTCTCAACGGATGCAATTGCTTCTGGTGATTGGACCTTAGAGGAAGGACATGAGGACGCCTGGTCCAATACGCGAGGCTGGCCCAGAACAACAACATTTCACGAAGGGCGGCTATGGTTTGGCGGCAGTGCATCTCAACCGGCAACGGTATGGGGTTCAAAGGTAGCAGATTACTTTAACTTCAAGCCAGCCGAGGCGCTTGACGATGACGCCATCTCGGCAACCCTTACGACCGACAGTGTGAACGCAATCACGGCGATGCGCTCCGGTCGAGACTTGCAAATTTTCACAACGGGTGCAGAGTTCTTTGTCCCCCAGGCTGACCTGGACCCGATTACACCAGCGAACATTACTATCAAATCAGCGACACGTCGCGGTTCTCAGCTCGGCATCCGGCCCCAAGCGGCAGAGGGTGGCACGCTGTTTATCCAGCGCCAAGGTAAGGCAGTGCGTGAAATGCTGTTCTCAGACGTAGAGCTGTCCTATGTGGCCAATAACATCTCCCTATTGTCGTCACATATGCTGGTTGACCCGCAACGGATGGCTCTACGCCCAGCAACGGACACCACTGAGGGTGACCTACTGATGATTGTGAACGGCACCAACACAGAGGGCTATCGTGGTGCCTCGGTTGGTTTTGTCGGGACCATCACGGCGTTCATGCTAAACCGGCCACAACAGATTGTCGCACCATCATCGTGGACAACGGACGGTGACTTCATCGATGTCGCTGTGGACCTCGATACAATTTACACTGTGGTCAAGCGCACCATCAATGGCGCGACGAAATACTACCTCGAAACATTTGACGATGACCGCACAACGGATGCGGCTATCCAGTATTATTCTGGTGCCGTGGCTCCTGACCAGGCTATACCTGGGACAACAACAGCCAGCGGTTTATCTCACCTGGAAGGTGAAGCCGTTAAGATTATTCGAGACGATATAGTAGACCCTGATGACACGGTCTCGTCTGGCGCTGTTACTCTTGGTGCGGTGCCAACTGTCTATGCGGAGGTGGGTCTTAACTTTGATATCACGGTGAAGACCCAGCCTTTCGAGCCGCGCCTGTCTAGTGGTTCTCAGCAAAGTCAGAAGCGTCGGATTTTAGAGATAACACCTCTTCTTCACACGACGCAAAATATCACCATAAACGGCAATGAAATAAACCTGACGCAGGGGTCATTGTCCGGTTCTGGCGCGGTCCCAACATTTACGGGGCCAAGAAAGACACAAGGGTTCCGAGGATATGATCGGGACGCACAAATCACCATTAGTCAAAGTCAGCCATTGTTTCTCACAGTGTTGGCCTTGGACTACAAAGTAAGCGTGGGGGCGTAATATGAGTGCGGCTTTACAAATTGTTGGTGCGGTAATTAGCGGGATAGCACAGATACGAGCTGCCCAGGCGCAGCAAGTACAATACGAAATGCAAGCTCGAAACGCGCAGATACAAGGGCGCGTCGATGCGGCGAACTACAAGATGCAGGGCGCACAAGTTCTGCGAAACATGGAAAAGGCCATGGCTGCATCTACAGCTCGAACAGCGGCGGGAGGCCTCAACCCTTACGCCTCTGGTGAAAGCGCTGACCTAATCAACACCTACTCAATGAACGTCGGTATCGGCGACAGTGGCTTGGCTAGAACAAACGCCCAGCTAGCGCTCGATGCTGGTAACCGCAATGCCCAACAATTCCGCACCGCGGGTCGGTATGCTGTCCAATATGGAACGCTGGCGGCGATTGGTAATACGGTAACCGGTGTTGGCCAAGGTATGCAAAATTTCAGCCCTAGTGGCTCAACAGGAAATGCGACGGGATAATGGTAGAGCGTAGCGTAAGAGCAAGACGGGCAAGTATGCAACTATACGCACCGCGTGAGACGGCAGCGCCGGCTCAAGCAATTGAGCGTGGCATGAACCAGCTCTCTAGCGCTATGGACCGTATGTCATCATTCTTTGGCCAGCAAGCCCGTATGGAGGCCGAGATACAGGGTGCGCAATATGGCGCTAAGAACGCACCAACCGCTGAGCAACTTCGTGATGCTTTCCAAAGTGGAGAAGAACTAGAGCTGCCTGGTGGATACGGTACGGTGTTTGACCGAGCTGCCCGTAAGGCTGCGCTCGACATCACACAGACTGAGATTGAGTTTGAAGCACGCAAGCGCATCAATGAAATTTTAGCTAACGCAAAGCGAAACAATACTAACCCTGCAACCATCGTTGACGACATCGATGCTGTCACGCATGGGTTTGCGGCGACGTTTGATGATAGCAGCCCTGGCGTGGCAAGAAAGCTGCGTGCCAGCTTGAGTATCTGGTCCAACAGCAAAATGGCGTCTTACGAGAACAGCTATATCGCGGAACAGAAATCTAGGTCTCAATCGAACTTCATTGCTAATACACTATCCATGATGGAGGGCTTTGACGACTTCATTGCTAGTGGTATCCCGACCGGTCAGGTTGACCCTAATACTGGAGAAGAAATCCGCATCCCTATGACCGCTGCCGACATGACAGCGCTAAAGATGGCAAAGATTGAAGAAGCTAGACTAAAAGGTTTGCCGGCCTCTAGCCTGACAACTCTGGCTAACTTGTTTGACAAAAAGCTTGTGGATGCATCGAACCGCGTGCTGGTCGATAGCGTTCTAACAATGGAAGACCCGCAAGAGGCTATCCTAAACATTGGCCGTGGTAAGGTGGACGGTCTTAGTGTCGCGACACAGAATGCGGTCGCAACTCTGCGTGGCCAGGACTTGTCGTTCTCTGATATTGCCAAAGAGCTGCGCACCCGTCGTGTGGCCGAGCTAAACTACATCGAGAGTGAACAGAACTTCCAAAACAACCAAGCAGAGCAAAGCGAAGAGGTTTATGAAGCTAACGCAATGAGAGCCATCACTGAGGGTGATTGGGCCACGGCGGCTGTACAAATTACCCTGCTTGCCCAGACTGACCCTGTGAAGGCGCAAAAACTTCGTGAAGAGTGGATGCAAGATGGCCAGCGTCGCACAGTCAGCTCACCAACCGCAATCAATGCACTGCAAAATCTCGGTCCGAATATTACGTTCCAAGATGTTTCTAAGTATTGGCCGGAGCTAACACCGGCTGACCAGGATAAATATTTCAAACGCGCTGAAACTTACGAGAATGAAGAAGTGCGAGTTGCCCTATCGTTTATGAAGGGCGAGTTGCTGCTACCTTCTAACATTGATGCTATCAACGACAGTGACCCCAACTTCGAGAAGGTGAACATCTATCGTCGCTTGCAGGGCCGTTTGGAGATGGCTGCGCTTGAAGCTAAACGGGCCGGTGTGGATTTTAACGCCCGTGAAGTGGCTATGCGTCTTCTGAAGGAAGAAGGCACCAACATCAGTGAAGCAGAAGGCAAGCTAAAGATTGAGGCTGGCAATAACGTCATAACGATGCTGTCTAGTCAGGGCGGTTTTGAATTAGAGCAAGGCCAGTTCCAAGAAGCTCTGCGCACCGTGCGGAAACTTATTACGGACAAGGAAGCCGGCAACAAGGATGGCATCCCTGCAAACCTTCGCCGGTTAAATGTAGCCCAGCTTCGTAACTTAGAAAGAGCGCTGAAGGAGGCTATGCGATAATGGATGACCTACTAGAAGCCAGAAGAAAGTCGCATGAGTTTCGTAGTTCTACGATGCATGACGTGGTTATAAATAACAACGGCACGATGGTTGGCGAGGCTCTCGATGAAACCAATACGCAATTAGACATCGATGCGGTCCTGGCTAAACGTCCTGGCATCCGCACGTCGCCTCTCGACGCTCTGTCAAACATCACCATGGAGGATGTCACTGACGTGGCCAAGGCTGGCGGTAGAGCGGTTCTTGGTGGCGTACAGGATGCAGTTACCGGCGTGGTCGGTTTAGCAAGTGATATTGGCAGCTATCTAGATGAGAATGTTGGAAGCCTAGGCTATGTTCGCATGGGGCAAAACGGATTTGAGTATACCCGTGAGCTTCCTCCAGGTGAGGATGTCATGCGGCTGGATGACGCTTTCCAGGCTGGCTTGAAAAATTTAGGCATTGATGTCCCACAGGGTGACAGCTCGGCTGAAGCAATTGCCCGTGGCCTAATTCAGTTTGGCGCTGGCATGGCGGCGGCTCCGGTGCGTGGGGCTAGCTATCTCAGCATGATGGCCCGTGGTGGTTTTGCGGATGCGCTGTTTGACCCAGAGGCCGGCAACCTGTCTACCCTTTTGCGTGAATATGGATTAGACAACGCGGTTCTAGAGTATCTCGACAGCAAGGTGGATGAAGACGCGGATGCGGCTGCGCGTTTGGAAGCACGCTTCAAGCAATCGCTTGAGGGCGCCGGTCTTGGTATTCCGATAGACATGGTCATTACAGGTTTCCGTTTGGCCAAATCCAACGATGGTCTGCGTGAAACAATTCGTAACAAACTAGTGACTGCCGGCGAAGCTGCCGAGGCTAGAATTGCTGACCGAGCCGGAAGCACTACTCTGTATTCCGGCATAGACCCTAGCCTTATCACTGACCCGATTATTGCGGCGGCTGGTAAGGTTGCAGCGAAGACAAAAGAAAGCGGCGTGATTTCTGAGGGTGGTTTGCCGATAGCGCAAGAGAAGGGTGACGAAAACCTTAGACTGCATACTCAGAGGCTCTCACAGGCGGCAGAAGGCAAGAAACCTTACCCAGGCGCACCAAAGAACCCCAGAACAGTTATCCGCGCTCCAGAAGGCTCTGATTTGCCGGACGTGGTCGTGGGCAACATTGAGCCAGGCGATTGGCAACAACGTATCGAGAAGACCATGTCGCCGGAAGAAATCAACAAGGCGGCAAGCTGGTACAAAGTTGTCTTCGGTGAATTTCAAAAACAAGCTGACGGTGACCCAGAAGAAATTGCACGCCTGACTGACGCCTGGTTTGCAGGGCAGCAAAACTCTAGCCCGTCACAGACACTCAACGATGTTCTGTTTGTTTACGAGCAAATCAAGCGCGGGGTGCCAAAAGACCAGCTCAAGGGCAAGGGTCTGCCATCAGCAAACAAAATTGTTATCGACATTCTCACTGGCTCAACTATCGAAGGCGGGGCCGGTCAGAAGATTGCAGACTTCCTCGACAGCGGATACGGCAAGAATGTTCGCGCTATTATGGGCAACAGCCCAGATGGCGGTTCTCCGTTTGTGGTCGATATTCACACTGCGCGTGATACCGGTTTGGTCGATGAAATTTACATCAACCACCTCAAGCGTCTAGGCTACGATGTCCCAGATGACTTAGTCGTTGATGTTGGCGGTGGCGGTATCAAGGGGCCACAGTACGAAAACAGAGCGCTGTTTGGTCAGCAACTCACGGAACATCTAAACGACCAAAACTGGATGGGTCGCTCCGATTGGGAGCCGGCAGAAATACAGGCGATTGGTTGGATGCAGCTCTCTGGTATGTACGGCGGTTCCAACACTGGGGGCGATGTCGTCGATGCGTTTACGCGGACAACACGTCGCATCTCAATGGAGGTAGACCCTGGAGCTGGTTCGCCTTGGGCCGACAAGTTTGGCGAAGACTTTGGCAACCTACCTTTGGCCGACCGTACATCAATCAACAACGAAGTAACATCTAAGGCTATTGAGCTGGTCAATAAGCAGACCGGCATTACGCTTGGCTCTAATGTTCATGGCACTGGCGGTTGGGAGCTGTTCCAGAACCCATCTACCGTACAGCAAGCTATTGCGTCCAAAGAAACCGCAATCGAAGCTGGCGCACGTCTAGGTTATCTTCTCCAGCAAACAGAGGTCTGGGTGAACTCACCAAAGGCCATGACAAAGAACCCCAAGAACTTCTCAATCGATATTGTTGAAACAAGCGGTGAGAGTTTGCGAGATGGTGAGCGTTTAACCGAGCTGTTTGATGCAATCATATCGGAAGAACCCAACGAATTATTCCGAGGCTACCAGCCGATTATTATCGATGGAAAGCCAGGTATTCGTATATTGATAACAGACGACGCAGTGCGTAATAGCCCTCTGACTAAGGCCAAAGCAATCGAGTACATTCAAGAGTTCGCCAACGGCAAACTGGGTGAAATTACAGAAAGATTGAACTTTGATGCAGAAGTCGATATCATGGAAGCGGACCTAACACAGCTCCGTAATGATTGGACAAAGGACAAGACAGGTGGCGGTTACCAAAGTTACTTTAGTGGACAGTCAGGAAAAGATGCGTCCTCAGACAACGCCCAGCGAGGAGTACTCGATACTGATGGGCGCGAACTTGAGGAACTCTTCGAACGACGCATCCGCGAAGCCCAAGGAAAGCAAGGAGGCTCCGGCTCAGTAAACCCTAACGCCTCCAATGGTGGAGGCGGTTAATGGCTGGATTTCTTCGAGAAGCAATAAAAACGGCGGTCGAGAACGCGGAGCGCCGTTCTTACGGCAACCTAATCCCAGACGATGAAGTTACCAAAACCCCACAAGGGGACATTGTCGTAAAGGCAATGGACAACTCGGACCTCATGGCGTTGAACAAAGCGCTAGAGGAAGGCGGGTTCCAGGGCGGTCTGAACATGGGGCGCATCGGTGAGATATTTAACACCGATCCTGGCGACTTCGACATCGAGACAGTTCTTCAGAACATCAAGCAAAACAACGTCGAGCTATTCCAACACCTACGTCGCGAAAAGCAATCTATGGAGAGCCTCATGGCCATGGCTAACGCTACCGGCTTTGATGGCATTGTGTACAAGATGCTGGGCCGCAAGCCTGGCGAGGTCATGCCGGCAGAAGACGTTCTGGCTGGTTTGGTTGCTGTTATTAAGATGGGCAAAGAAATGGAGTTCGGTGCGCGCAAAGCTCTGAACATGCCAGGGTTCTTGCCAGAGCAACAAGCTGCTAGAGAGGAAGCATTTAAGAAACTGCGCATCATGGCGACCGTACAGTCTAACCTGGCTGCGCAAGTATCCGGCAACGTCTCTGAGTATGGTCGCGGCCTGGCTGTTGTGTCTAACGTGGCCAAGATTGAGGGTATGGACCTCAGTACTTACGCAGACAACCTCAACAACTTCATAGCAGAAATGGATGACGGTCTGATTGACTACCATCTGCACACGTTCTTGACGTTGCAAAAACCAGCGGCACGGGCCAAGTATGCTGAAAAAGGCTGGGCCTCTAAGACGTATGACTTCGCTATGGAGAACTACATCAACGCCCTACTCTCGGCACCTACCACACACATGGTTAACATTGCCGGCAATGCATCGTTCCAGGCGCTGACGTTGGCCGAGCGTGGTGTTGCCGGTGTTATTGGAAACATTCGCACACTGGGCGGTTTGCGCGGTGACATTGGTGACCAAAGGTATGTTGGTGAGGCAGCGGCTGAAGCATTCGGTTTGATGATGGCGCAGCGTGATGCGCTTACCCTCATGGCTAAAACATTTATTACCGGCGAGACCGGCGACCTGGTCAGCAAGATTGACCTCCGCAATCGTCGCGCCTTGGGAAGCACAGATAATTTGGCAGACATTGGGGCTGCTATAAACCAGGGGGACTTTACAAAATCGGCAATCGATACGCTGGGTGTGGCTACACGTTTGCCTGGTCGTTTCTTGGCAAGTGAAGACGAATACTTCAAGGTCATCTCGATGCGTCGGGTTCTATACCGTGAAGCGCACCGTGCATCACAGATTACGTTTACCAGCGCCCGTCGTACCGGCAAGTCACGGGATGAAGCAAAGGCGCTAGCAGAGGCTAAGTTCACACAGATTATGACCGACACCCCAAAAGAGGTGCGGGACATGATGACATCAGAAGCGCGGAAGCTGACGTTCCAGGGAGCGCCGGAGGGTTTCTTCGGTCGCATGGGGCCGCTCATCCAAAGCGTGCCTGGCATGAAGGTTATAGTGCCGTTCTACAATACACCGACCAATGTGGTGAATGAAGCGTTTGATCGGACACTTAACTGGTCGCCGGTGTACAAGGCTATTAAGGGCAACATCTCTGGGCCAGAGCTGGACGATGCGCTAGCCAAGCTGGCAGTGGGCAACACCATTGCGCTGTCAATGTTTGCTCTAGCCAGCGGTGATTATGGTGACGACGTAATCATTACAGGTTCGGGCCCAAAAGACTTCGGCACAAAGATAAACATAATGGGTGGGGCTAACGTGCCACCCTACTCTATCGGTATCAAACAAGCTGATGGCACCTATCGTTTCCAGACGTTCAGCCGGTTTGACCCTATCTCTGCAATGTTGGCTATGGGTGCGGACATGGCAGAGTATGCAAAGTATGAAGACGACCCACAGATGCTGGCGCTTATGACAAAGGCGTATACATTGTCGGCGGCAGAGTACGCAGCGAACATGCCATTCTTGCAGGGCGTGTCAGAGCTGATGGCGGCGGCTGGTGGTTCATTTCAAACACAAGAAGATTTCTTTGAGCGCATGGCTAAGTTTGCCGGCAGTCAGACTGGCAGCGTAGGAACCAACGTCCTGGGCAATCTAGACCGCTCGACGTTTGGCTTGATGTCCTATGCATCAGAATGGCTAACTGATGGTCAGTATCCAATTGTGGCGCAGAACAGCTTCTATGCCACACTAGAGCGCCTAAACAACCCTATCGCCAGCAACACTATGCTGCCACCAGGCGTGGACCCTGTGACCGGCGATTTGTACACAGAAGCACCCGCGTTCATGCAGGGCTTTTATGGCGCTTTACAGCAAGCCAAGTCACGTAACCCATTGTTCGCTGATGGCCTACCGGAAAAACTAAACTTCTGGGGCAACGTCGTGACCGCTGGTGAGGGTCGGTTCTCTGAGACCTTTAACCCTGTACGCATCCAGACAGGTGAGTTCAGCGCCCTGGATGAGGAGCTGATACGCCTTAGTGAGATTGGGGCGGGTTCGTTCTCATTCCACAACAAGCGCGTCAATGGGACGCTGCTTAACGCAGAGCAATACAACGACTTCATCACGACCATAAACATGGTAGACGGCAAAGGCCGGATGCTGGGTGACCCTGGCTACAATCCGCAAGGCACATTGCTCAACGCCTTGAACGCCGAGATGAACACTACTGAATACGCAACACTGCCCACAGATGAGGACAGATTTGACGCATTGAACGCCATTCTCTCAGAAAGAAGGAAGCACGCGAGAGAGTGGATAATTGGAACCGACCCACAACTTAATCTGCTTGAGATGGCAAACTAGGTGACAAAACTGTGGATAAAGTGTACAAACACTAATAGAGAGGACTAGTAGATGGCTACATTTTCTATCTCAGCAACGGCTCGAAAGGCCCAGGCTACCGGCACGGGCGCGGCTGGCCCGTTTTCATTTGCCTTCCAGGTCAATGCGCAGTCGGAGCTTGCCGTCTATGTGGACGATACTCTCAAGACTTTGACAACCCATTACACAGTTACACTCAATGCTGATGGCACTGGGTCTATTACGTTTACGTCGGGCAACTTCCCAACCACTTCTCAGACGGTCACCATACTAGGTAACGCTCCCCTCTCTCGCACCTCGGTGTATACGTCTGGTGGTAATATTACAGCGACAGCTCTTGAGACAGATTTTGATACCAACGTCATGGTGCAGCAACAACAGCAAGAGTTGCTCGACCGCACGATGATTGCTCCTGTCAGCGACCCGTCTTCAATAAACATGACGCTCCCAAACAAAGCTGACCGAGCTGACAAAATTTTAAAGTTTAACACCGAGGGCAACCCAGAGGCTGCGTTAGCCTCTAGTGTATTTGCTAATACAGTAGTAGGTGCGAACTTTACAAATAATGTGTTTACCGGCAATGGCTCGACAACAGCCTATACCTTAACGGTTGCGCCAGGTTCTAAGAATAACTGTCAGGTCTACATTGATGGCGTCTATCAGGAGAAGGCTAGCTTTTCTATCAATGCAACAACCCTGACATTTACAGAAGCCCCGCCCAACAATGCGTCCATTGAGGCAATTATTGGGAACGCTATTGATACGGTCGATACTGACAGTGGCGTTGTTAATTACAACCAAGGTGGCACTGGCGCACAAACTCGTACAGTAGAAAGTCGCCTACGGGACTTTGTATCGGTTAAAGACTTCGGTGCTGTCGGTAATGGCGTGACTGATGACACTGCGGCTATTCAGGCGGCATTGACAAATGCGTTTAACAATGGTGGCGGGAATGTTTTTGTTCCAGCAGGGGAATACATTACAACGTCACCTCTTATTATTAGATCAAATGTTAGCTTCTTTGGTGAGGGTGCAGCTTCAATCATTCACAATAAGCAACCTGTTTACACGGTTGCCTGTAATGTAATTCATATTGGCTATGGATACGAATGGAACGAAAACGGAGTTTCATTTG